TCATGGGGCCGGATAGTTCTCCGGGCAGAAATGGCGTTCGGTCAGTTCGATCAGGATGTGCAGCACCTTGATGTGCAGCTCCTGCACCCGGTCGGCGTAGCGGCCGCCCGGGGTGTTGACGTAAACATCGGCCAGCGGCTCTAGCCTGCTGCCGGCGCGGCCGGTCAGGATGATCACCTTCATGCCCAGCTCGCGCGCTGCCTCGGCGGCGCGGATGACATTGCGGCTGTTGCCGCTGGTGCTCAAGCCCAGCAGCACGTCGCCGGCCCGGCCGTGGCTTTCCAGATAGCGGGCGAAGATTTCGTCATAGCCATAATCGTTGCCGACGCAGCTGATGTGGCTGGGATCGCTGATGGCGATCGCCGCCATGCCGCGGCGGTTGTCGCGGTAGCGGCCGGTCAGCTCCTCGGCGAAGTGCATGGCGTCGCACATCGAGCCGCCGTTGCCGCAGGAGAAAATCCGCCCGCCGCTGCCCAACGCGTCGATGATGGTCTGTCCGGCGGCCTCGATGGCGGCCAACGCCTGCGGATTGGCCAGCAGATTATCGAGCGCGCTTTGCGCCTCGGCCAGGCTGGCCTGAATATGGTTTTGCATGGAGCATCCTGATCTTGCGAAGTCGGCCACAGTTTACACCCAACGCCTAGAGCGGTCCTCAGGCGATCTGCCGGCCGAACCACACCACCCGGCCGATGACCTCGAACTCGGCGCCAGCGCCGGCCAGATCGACGGTAAAGGTCTCATATAGCGGATTGGCGCTCTTCACCTGCACCGCGCCACCCGGCAGCCGTTGCAGCTGCTTGACGAAGATGTCGTCGCCGATGCGGATCACGAACAAGCCTTCGCCGGGATTGCGCTCGGCGGTGTTGACCAGGATGGTGTCCCGGTCTTCCAGCACGCCGCTCATGCTGTCGCCCTTGACGCTGATCACCGCCAGATCGCGCGGGGAGGCGTTGAGATAGTTCTTTACCCAGTAACGGCGAAAGGCCATATAGAACATCGCCTGTTCGCCCGAGGCGCTGGTTCCAAAACCGGCCGACGCCTTCAAGTTATAACGCGGTATAAAACAGAACTCCTCATGCACGCCCGGCGGCACGAAATCGTCATCCGCGTCCAGCGGACGCGCCGCCCTGCCGCGCTCGCTCTCGCCCGCCGGCTCGGGAGGCGCCGCCGCCTCGTCGCGCATCGCCCCTTCGCCGTGCAATAGCCAAGGCAGACGGCAGCCGCTGCTGGCCGCGATCTTCTGCGCGGTCGCCATTCTGGGCACGCCGCCCTTGTACCACATATTGGTGAAGGAGCCTTTGTTGATGCCGATGCGCGCCGCCCAGGCGTATGGCTTTTCGGCGCCGATCAGCAGTTCCAGCCGCTGCTTGAAATCCGTAGCCTGCAGAGAATTTTCCATTTGGAACTCCATCAGTTGCATGTACCGCTGGACCGACCCCCCAGAGTACTATTCTTTTGTCATCTCATCCAGTGGAACTGACATGCGTAGTGACATCCCGCTGCTTGTTTAGTTCAAAATACCCGTCTAGAATAGCCACGAAATGACAAATCAGTTCCAATTATTCTATTTTTACAGTTGAAACTTATACTTAAACTGATGACCAAGGCAAGTTAGTTCTAAAAAAACACCCAATAATACACGGCTGTCTGTCTTCTCCGTGATCAGGAAATTGTAACTTATTTAGAACTTACTGTCTCCCAAGGCCATTCGCGACCTCCTGGAGCTTCCGTGATGAATACTCTTGCGCAATATCCCGCCCTGCCTTCCACCATGCAACTGGTCGCCAAGCTGATCGGCATGCCTCGCACGCTGCAGCTGGTGCAGGCGCTAGGCGGCACGACCCTGCCGTTCTCCAAGAATCAGAGCCGCGCCGGCCAGCTGCGCTTCGCCGCGCTGGTCGATGTGATCGGCCAGGAAGCGGCGGAACGGCTGACCCATCACTTCGGCGGCGACATTTTGTACATCCCGCGTTGCAGCCAGGCGCTGCGCCAAGCGCGCAATCAACAACTGATCCGCGACTTCGACGAATTGCTGGCCGATGGCCTGGGCGCCAATGAGGCGGTCGGCGTGCTCGCCATGCGCTACCACCTGAGCGACCGGATGATCTGGCGCGTGTTGAAAACGCCGCCGGCGCCGGGAGAAGTGCATTGATCGTTTCCCGAACCTAGGAGAACCCGCATGGCCAGCCGCGCCATTTCCGATCTGCACCCGCAACTGCAACCGCTGGCCGAAACCTTCCTGCGACGCTGCCGCGACCACGGCGTAGATCCGTTGATCGTCTGCACCTGGCGCTCGGCGGCCGAGCAGGACGCGCTTTACCAGCAAGGTCGCGACAAGCCCGGTCCGATCGTCACCTATGCCCGCCCCGGCGAATCCGCCCACAACGCCATGCTGTACGGCAGCCCGGCCGCGCGCGCCTTCGACGTCGTGCCCCTGGTCGGCGGCAAACCGGTCTGCGACGCAGACCACCCCCACTGGCAAACCATGGGCCGCATCGCGCTGGGCCTGGGCCTGTATTGGCATGGCCAACTGGACGCGCCCTACCGCGAATTCCCGCATTTTCAACTGTCACTGGAGCCCTGAGCATGCATCCCGCCGACCTGCTGTGCCGTCCGCGCAGCCGCCGCATCAGCCATAGCCGGCTGTGGGCCAACGTGGCTTGCGCCGCCGCCACCGCGATGTTCATCCGCGACGGCTGGCGCGGCGCGTTGACGCCGGACATCTGGCTGATCTATCTGGGCGTGGTGGGCGGCTATTCCGCCTCGCTGCGCATGATCGCCGCCTACCGCGACCGGAGCCAGCCATGATCAGCCTGTCCACCCTGCGCATAACCGGCTGCTGCTGCCCATTCTGTCCGCCGCAGCCGGTTATGCCGCGGGCAGCGCCCACAGCCGCCATGCCTGGCAGGCCGAAATGGCGGCCAAGCTTGCCGAACTGCAGGCCGGTCACAGCCAGCAGCTGCAACAGCAGCAAGCCGCCGCGCTGGCATGGCAACGGCAATGGCGGCAACGCATGGACCAGCTGGAAGGCCAGCTGCTGGACAAGCAAAACGCGCTGCAAGCCCTGCGGCGCCAGCAAACGCAAAGGATAGACGATGTCGCCCGCCACGATGGTCCCCGCTTTACTGGCCTTGGCCCTGACGGCCTGCGCCTCTACCGCCAGCTCCTCGGCTATCCCGCCGACCTGCCCGGCCCCCAGCCCCTACCTGCTGGATCTGCCGCCCAAGCCCCCGGCGCCGATGGCGGGCTACCGCCAGCCGACCTCCTTGCCCACGCCGCCGACTACGGTGCCTGGTGCGGCGAGCTGGAGCAGCGCCTCCTCGCCCTGAAACAACTCTTCACGCAACAGGAACCCCAACCATGAGCGATTTCTTTGATCGCGCCAGCGAACTGGAAACCGAATTCCGCGAACAGGCGCTGGCCCGCCATTTCCAGCAACTGCAATCCAGAGGCTACAGCCATTGCGAGGACTGCGGCGAAGCGATACCGGCCGCGCGCCGCGCGGCCATACCCAGCTGCACCCGCTGCGTGCAGTGCCAGCAACAGGCGGAAGACTGAGAGGTTTCACGTGGAACAGGACAACCTGATGGCCCTGGGCCGGATAGAAGGCAAGCTGGACATGATCGTCGCCCACCTGGCCAAGCAGGACAAAAAGCTGGAAGAGCTGGACGGCCGGCTGCGCGACGTGGAAGTGCAAGCCGCCAAGAGCGGCGCCTTGTCCGGCGCCATCTCCGCGCTGCTGGTCGCCTTGGCCGGCGAAATGCTCAAACGCGTACTGCACTGACACCCCTCAACTAAGCCGCGCGGCGCTACTGGCCGCACACTGCCCCCATCCCCGCCTTCTCCAAGGAATGATCATGTCCATGCTGATCACGCTGCAAACCGCCATCGCCGACCGCCTGCGCCAGGGCATGGGCCAGATGGTGCGCGAAGTAGCGGCCGACCTCGACGAAACCGCCCTGTGCGGCCTGCAATTGTCCCACGGCGACTACGCCAGCCGCCTCACCCCCGGCCAGGCCAGCCCCACGATCAACCCGCAGGCGCTGGCCCGGCTGCCGGCGCTGTGGACCGTGGCCGGCGGCATCGTCTCCAGCCAGCCGCAATCGAGCCAGCGCCTGCGCTACAAGGCCAACGCGCTGTTCACCGTCATCGTCGGCGACCGCCTGCAAGCCGATGCCGCCTACAAAGGCGCCGGCGTCTGGCAGCTGGTGTACGCCGTGCGCCGCCTGCTGGCCTCGCAGGACTTCGGCCTCGCCGTCAACCCGCTGCTGCCGGAAAAAGTCCGCCCGCTGGGCCAGGCGGCGCGCGACGGCCAGCCGTGGAGCCTGGTGGCCTGCGACTTCAGCACCTACTGGCTGGACGAGGCGCTGGACAACGGCCACTGGCCGGCGCCGCAAGGCGACGCCGATCCGGACGCGCTGTTCCGCGCCTTCGGCGGCCGCCTGGAAGACCCGGTCAAATCCGCGCAAAGCGTGCAACTCAATTACCACATCGCCGGCTCCGCCGGCGTCCAGGCCCAGGACGTGGTCAACGCCCCCAAAGCCTGAAGCCGCCTCGGCCTTTCCCCTCGCCGCGCCGCTCGGCGCGGCTCCTTTCCCAACCGCCAAATCAGGAGTTTTTCCTCATGGCCAGCCCCAACATCAGCTTCGACCAGATTCCGGCCTCCATCCGCAAGCCGGGCAAATACTTCGAGTTCAACACCAAACTGGCGGTGCGCACGCTGCCGGGCAATCCGCAGCGCGTGCTGGTGATCGGCCAGCGCCTGGCCGATAGCGCCGCCCAGCCGGCATTGGCCGCGCTGGACGTGTTCAGCGACGAGCAGGCCGCCCAGGTTTTCGGCCGCGGCTCCTTCGCCCACCTGATGGCCCGCGCCGCCATCAACGCCAACCCCTACCTGCAGCTGACGGTGATCGCCGTCGATGACAATCCCGCCGGCGTGCCGGCCGTCGGCAGCTTCACCTTCAGCGGCCCGGCCACCGCCGCCGGCGTGCTGAGCCTGTACATCGGCGCCTCCCGCGTGGACGTCGCCGTCGCCGCCGGCGACGACGCGCCCAAGATCGCCGCCAACGCTCAGGCCGCGCTGGCCAAGCTGACCGACCTGCCGATCACGGCTGTCGCGGCCAAGGAAGTGCTGACCCTCACCGCCCGCCACAAGGGCAGCCTGGGCAACGCCATCGCGCTGAAGGCGCAGGAGCAGATCGCCGGCCTCGGCGTCGTCGTCGCGCCGATGAAGGGCGGCGCCGGCGACCCGGACATCGCGCCGGCCCTGTCCGCCGTAGCCAGCGGCGGCCATCAGATCATCGCCAGCCCGTTCACCGGCGATGCCGCGCTGACCGCGCTGCGCGCCCATCTGGACTTTGTGTCCGGCCCGCTGGAACAGCGCGGCGCCATCGGCGTCATCGCCAGCACCGGCGCGCTGGCCGACGCCAGCGCCCTGTCCGCCAAGCTGGACAGCGGCCGCATCACCGCCGCCTGGTATCGCGGATCGGCCAAGCTGCCGGGCGACATCGCCGCCGCCTACGCCGCGGTGATCGCCAGCGAGGAAGATCCGGCCCGCCCGCTGAACACGCTGGAGCTGCCAGGCCTGGACGTGGTGGACCTGGCCTACCGCACCACCCGCACCGAGCAGGAAAGCGCGCTGTACAACGGCGTCACCCCGCTGGAAGTGGCCGCCGGCAACCGCGTGCAGATCGTGCGCGCCATCAGCACCTACACCAAGGATGCGCAGGGCGTGGACGACGTGTCGCTGCTGGACATCACCACCATCCGCACCCTGGACTACGTGCGCCGCGCCTGCCGCGAGCGCATCGCGCTGCGCTTCCCGCGCGAAAAGCTGTCCGACCGCACGCCGTCCAAGGTCCGCTCCGAGCTGCTGGACGTGCTGTACAAGCTGGAAGAGCTGGAAATCATCGAACAGGTGGAAGCCAACAAGGCCGGCCTGATCGTGGAACGCGATCTGCAGGACGCCAACCGCCTGGACGCCAAAATCCCGGTGGACGTGGTCAACGGCCTGCACGTGTTCGCCGGCCGCATCGATCTCTTGCTGTAACGCTCTCCCCTTTGCCGGCCGGCGCCGCCGGTCGGCCCCTTCTCTAGAACCCACAAGGAAAGACTCATGGCTCTCAAAGAATACGCAGGCTCCATCGTCCTGGAAGTGGACGGCCAGGAAATCGATGTCATCGACCTCAACGTCAGCAGCAAAACCGGCCGCAAGCTGGTGAAAACCATGAACTCCAGCGGCCGCGCCAAAGGCTTCGCCCGCGGCGTGTCGGAATACGAACTGGCCGTGACCGTCTCAATCCCGCTGAGCGGCGAGATCGACTGGGAGGCGATCGAAGGCGCCAAGCTGACCGAATATCCGCTGGCCCCGGGCGGCAAGCGCGTGAGCTACCTCGACTGCTTCACGCTGGAAGTCGGCGAGAAATACGGCGTGGAAAGCGAAGCGCGCCGCGACATCAAGCTGATGTCGCTGCGCAAAGTGACGGAGTGACTCCACTAAGTCGTTAATCCGTGCTGCCTGTGTCTTCAACAGGCAGCACGTCACCACTGGCAGGTTGCGATGACTCAAAAACCACGGAATCAACAAGCAAACGAGGGATTCGATCTCGTCCAACATGCGCTGTCTTTTCAGGGGAAGGACAAAATCGCCGGCCTAACCGAGGCCCAAACCCGCGCTTACGCCTCTGCGGTCATGCAGAAAGAAAGCGCCGGCAAGGTTAACAGCGACAACAAGCAGGGCTACTACGGCCAATACCAGTTCGGCGCGGAAGCGCTGGTAGAAACCGGGCTGGTCGACCGCGAAAAATACAATGCCGCTATCGCCGCTGCCAAGAAACAGTACGGCAAAGCTTGGCGAAAACAATGGTATGCCAAGAACACTGGCCTGCACGCCAAATTCTTGGAGGATGCGTCCAACTGGAAAACGCCGGGCGGTCTCAGCAGCTTTCTTGGCGATAAAGCCCTGCAAGACGCCAAGTTTGTTGAATACACCAACAAACAAATCCAGCAAGGCATCAAGTTAAAGGCCATCAACGCCAACGACTCCGCGGAGAGAATCGCGGCCTTCGCCGGGGCGGCGCATTTGAAAGGCGTTGGCGGGGCCAGCGCGCTTTTCAAGCAGCACAAAGAAACCCGCGACGGCAATGGCACCTCGACCGCCGAGTATGCGCAGCGCGCGCAAAGCGCCATCAACCGTTTGGCGCCGCAAGTGGAGCAAGCCATGCAAGGCGGCCATGCCGCCGCGCAGCCGACGACAGACGCGCCGGCTACGCCTGCGGCCCGCCCTGCCAACACACATGATGGCATCGACACCGGCACGGCCCATCCCGCCCCCCCAGCCATCCAAGCAGGCCAACAGCAGGCCAAAAGGGCCATGCCCAAAGACGCCTCCTCGTTTGCAGCGCCAAGCTCCGCTTCGGGCACTCAGGCGATTTTGAGTCAAAGAAGCCGCTTCAACGGCTACAAGTACCAATACGGCGGCAAAGGCGAGCAAGACGCCAAGGGCGTCAAGCGCATCGACTGTTCCCATCTGGTCAACCAGGCGGTCAAGGGCGCCGGCTACGCCATTCCGTACCAGACCACCGCCGACATGGCGCATTCCCAGTATTACCAGGAAGTTGATGCCAAGGACGTCAAACCTGGCGACATCGCGCTATGGCAAGGAAAGAAGAACCATACCGGCATCGTCGAGGACTACGACGCCAAAACCGGCAAAGGCAGCTTCTTCGGCGCGCAATCCAAGAAAGGCGCGTCCCGCGCCGCCATGGGCAAGGGCGCATGGTGGGGTCAACCGCAAAAATTCCTGCGTCCCAAGGCCGAGTATCTGCAAGCGCCCCCCGCCGCCGCCGTGCAGAAAGCACCTCAACCCAAAGCTGTGGCGTCGCAACCCCTTACGCAGAAACCAGTCACCGCGAAACCCGCCGCGGCGGCATCCGCCCAGCAACCCGCGGCATCCGCTGCCGTGCAAAAGCTGCTGCGGGCCGAAGGCAGCACCCGGGTCTACCAAATGGCTGACGGCACGGTGCAAACCCGCAGCGGCGGCACCGTGGCCTGGCGCAACCACAATCCGGGCAACTTGAAATTCGGCTACGCCGGCAGCCATGACAAGACCGACCACAGCAAACGCAGCAAAGCCCGCGCGTTGGCGGACGCCCAAAAACGCTATCAAGGCGTGGTCGATCTGGATCAATGGGGCAACGCCATCTTCACCGACGAAGCGGCGGGACGCGCGGCCAAGGCCCAGTTGCTGACCCAGCAACACGGCGACAAGACCATCGAGCAGATGCTGCCGAAATACGCGGTGTCCGACTACTCGGGCAAGGCCCATCACGCCCAGTACGCCGAGGGCATCTACCAGCTGGCCGCCAGCCGCGGCCTGGACCTGCATGGCAAGAAAATCAAGGACCTGACTCATCCCGAGTTCGAGGCTCTGATGGACGGCATGAAGAAAGTGGAAGGCTTCAAGGCCGGCAAGGTGGCAGTCAGTGGCGCGCCCAGCGCCAGCCCCGCATCGCCATCCTCTGCCGAGCCCCACACCACGCCGCCGGCCAAAGCGACCATCGCCGCCAAACCGGCTGAATCGGCTGGCCCAAGCGCCGCAGCGCCCAAGCCGGCCCCCCCGGCCAAAAAATCCGCGCCGACCGGTCAAGCCGCACCTGCTCTCGGCAATACAGCCGAATCGCAGCTATCCGCCCTGATAGCCCAACTCAGCGCCGCGCTGGCGCAACCGATACGCGTAGTGGTCGACGTCCAAAACGGCAACATCGTCGCTGCCGTCAACGCCGCCAATAGCAAGCAGCAAAGGAGGAATTGATGTTCAGCCTCAATGTATTCGCCGGCGTCCCATCCGCCGGCGGCCTGGTGGACGCCAGCTTTCGCGGCGTGCGCTTCGACTGCCTGAAAAGCGTGGACAGCGCGCAGCGCGACCAGGCCATGCACGAGTACCCATATAAAGACGGGGCCGATGTGGAGGACTTGGGCCGCAAGGCGCGCAAGGTATCGCTGTCCGCCATGTTCTGGGGCAAGGACTACCAGCGCCGGCTGCGCGAGCTCGTCGCCGCGCTGGATGCCGCCGGCCCCGGCGAGCTGGTGCACCCGGTGTTCGGCAGCATGCCGCAGGCTCAGGTGCTGGATTACCAGATCAGCCACGACGCCGACGCGCCGGACTCCTGCACGGTGGACATCAACTGGGTGGAAGCCACGCCGGGCAATCCGTTTTTCGCCGCCGGCGCCGCCCTGCCGCAGGTTGAGGCCATCTCGTCCCAAGTGGACAAGCTGCGCCAGATGGCCGGCGAGGCCTTCTCCAAGGCGCAAGGCGTGGTGGCGACGGCCAAGGGCGCGCTGAGCCGGGTGGCCGCGCTGCGCCAGCAGCTCACCGCCACGGTGGGACAGCTGGCGAAAATGGCCAATCAGGCAGTGGCCCAGGCCACGGACCTGCTGGCCTATCCGCAGGCCTTCGTCTCCCAGGCTGGCCAGCTGGTGGACGCGGCCGCCAATTGGCGCCTGGATCGACAAGTCGATCTCGGCCCGCTGCCGGCGCTGAAAACCGCCGCCGCGCTGCCCTCCGCCACGCTGGCCGACTGGAAAGCGCTGCGCCGCCGCCTGGAAAACCTGCCGGCCACGGTGCGCCAGAATATCGCCCCGCTTTCCGCCGGCGCCTCGCTGTCGGTCTGGGCCGATGACCAACGCCGCATCGACGCCATGTTGCAGCTGCATGTCTCCACCAAACTGGCCGCCGCCGCCGCCGGCATCTTTCAAAGCGAGGCGCAAAAGCCGACGCTGACGCCGCCGGCGCTGGAGCAGATCGCCGGCGACGTGCGCGGTTCGCTGCAAGCCACCATGGAGCAATGGCGCGCCGGCATGGCGTCCGAATACGCGTATCCGGTGGTGGATGGCCTGCGCACGCTGGGCCTGCAGGTGCAGCAAAGCGCCGCCGCGCTGATCGCCGCCAAACCGCCACTGCTGAAGCGCAAGGTGGAGGCCGCCTGCAATCTGCGCCAGCTGGCCCACCTGTGGTATGGCGACAGCCAGCGCGCCGACGAGCTGCTGCGGCTGAATCCGCAGCTGTCGCAACCGAATCACCTGACTCCGGGAACCCTGGTCTATGGCTACGCCCGCTAATCACGCCGTCAGCCTGCAAATCAACGGCCGCCAGCATGGCGACTGGACCCACTACGCCATCGACTCCGACCTGGCCATGGCCGCCGACGGCTGGCAGGTGTCGCTGGGCCTGCCCGGCGGCGTCTTCCCGCCGGAAGTGGAACCGGGCGCGCTGGTGAAAGTGCAGGTCGGCGGCGAAACCGTGCTGCTGGGCCGCATCGACGACATCAGCCACAGCGTCGCTTCCGGCAGCCACCTGCTGGCGCTGTCTGGCCGTGACCTGGCCGGCATGCTGCTGGACTGCAGCGCGCCCTTGTTCACCGCCAAGGGCATGACGCTGCAAGACGTGCTGGACAACGTGGTGAAACCGCTGGGTATCGCCCATATCCGTGTCGACGCCAAGGCTCAAGGGCAGATCGAGAAGATCAACGTCGATCCCGGCAACAGCGCCTGGGACGTGCTCACGCGCGCCGCGCAGGCCAACGGCCTGACCGCCTGGTTCGACCCGGACGGCACCCTGGTGGTGGGCGGCCCGGACTACAGCCGGCCGGCCAGCGCGCGGCTGATCCTGCGCCGCGACGGCAAGGGCAACAATGTGCTGAGCCTGAGCGAAACCCGCTCCCACGCGCAGCGCTATTCCGAGCTGATCCTGCTGGGTCAGGCCCACGGCCAGGCATTGACGGCCGGCCGCCACGCCATGCGCCATCAAACCTTCGATTCCGACGTCTGCTACCACAAGCCGCGCATCCAGGTGGAGCCGGACGCCGCCAGCCCGGCCGAGCTGGCCGCCCGCGCCGACAAGATGCTGGCCGACGCCCGCCTGGCCGGCTACACCCTGACCGCCACCGTGGCCGGCCACCGCGACAGCCAGGGCGCGCTATGGACGCCGGGCCAGCGCATCGAAGTGGAAAGCGAGCCGCACGGCATCCACGGCACCTATTTCCTGATGGCGCGCACTTTCGAAGGCGGCCGCGGCCAAGGCTGTGTCACGCGGCTGACGCTGAAGGAAGACCAGTGCTGGATACCGGCGATGCGCGCCGGAAAACAAAGCCCCTAAACCCATTATTGGCCACGGAAAGACACGGAAAAAACCATCAATGCCTCTTCATCCCCGGAAAATCGGCGAAATTACGGAGAAATATAGGTTCTGATGGCGGTTCTATCGCGTGCAAAGCTCCATGTCTGATTTAATTTTTCCGTGCCTTCCGTGTGTTTCCGTGGCTATTGCTATGTTTTTCAGACTTAAAGGAAACCGCCATGTGGCATGAAGTAGACCAACGCATACGCCGCGCCTTCAGCAATGTGCGCCAAGGCTTCCGCGCGGCGCTGACCCACGTGGACAGCGGCGGCGGCGTGCAGCTGGCCCAGGCCGACGCGCTGGCCGGCGAGCGGCTGCAAGACGCCGAGCTATTCCAGCATTACGGCTACACCTCCAATCCGCCGCCGGGCACCATGGCCATGGTGCTGCCGCTGGGCGGCCGCAGCAGCCATAGCGTGGTGATCGCCACCGAGCACGGCAGCTACCGGCTGCAATCGCTGCAACCGGGAGAAGTGGCCCTGTACAGCGACGAAGGCAGCAAGATCGTGCTCAAACGCGGCAGAATCATCGCGGTGGAGTGCGACACCTTCCAGCTCAGCTGCAAGAACTGGCAAGTCAACGCCAGCGAGCAAGCCAGCTTCACCACCCCCGCCTTGAAAACCAGCGCCCAATTCACCGCCCAGGGCCAGATCAACGGCAACGGCGGCCTGGCCATCCAGGGCGGCAGCGGCGCCAGCGTCAACGGCGATATCCAGCTCTCCGGGTCGATGAACGCCAGCGGCGACGTCAAAGCCAGCGGCAAGAGCCTGGTCTCGCACACCCATGACGCGCCCAACGGCCCCACCAGCCCGCCCAAATAAGCCGCGCCACTGACTGGCGTCCTCTGCCGCCTCCTTCCCCCATCCAGGAAAATAGCCATGGACCCACTATTGGACCCCGTCACCGGCGACTACGCCGGCGGCGCCACCGACACCCTCGCCAACGCCGTCTACCTCCGTCTGATGACCCCTCTGGGCGGCTGGTGGGCCGATGCGACGCTGGGCTCGCGCCTGCACGAACTGTCGCGGAGCAAGGACAGCAGCCGCATCGACCTCTTGGCCTGTCAGTACGCGGAACAGGCGCTGCAGCCGCTGCGACAGGACGGCCGCGCCAGCCGCATCCAGGTATCGGCGCAGCGGCAAGGCCCCGGCCGCCTGGTGCTGAGCATTGAAGTGGCCGAAACCGGCGGCCACATCCGACATTTCCAACATCAAGTGAGGATAGCCTGATGCCCCTGTCCACGCCCGACTTCGCCAGCATTCGCGACGCGCTGCTGCGCGACCTGCAAAACCTGCGCGCCGATGCCGCCACCGCGCCGGACAGCGACAACTTCGTCCGCGCCAGCGCCACCGCCGGCGCGGTGGAAGGGTTGTACCAGCACCAAAGCTGGATCGCGCGCCAGATCTTCCCCGACACCGCCGACAGCGCCTACCTGGAACAACACGCCCGCCTGCGCGGCATCGTGCGCAAGCCGGCCACCGCCGCCAGCGGCTGGCTGCAGATCAACGGCGCGCCCGGCGCGCTGGTAGCCAGCGGCCTGCCAGTCCGCGTCGGAGACCAGCTGTACGTCGCGCAGCCCTTCGATGCGCAGGGCAAGCCGGCGCCGGACCGGCTGGACGCCAACGGCCGGGCCAGCCTGCCCATCCAGGCTAGCCTGCCCGGCAGCGCCGGCAATCAGCCCGCCAATCTGCCGGTGGAACTGATGCAGGCGCCTTCCGGCATCGCCAGCAAAGCCATGCTGCTGACGATGACCGGCGCCACCGACGAAGAAAGCGACCCGGCCCTGCTGGACCGCCTGCTGGAGCTGATCCGCCGCCCGCCCGCCGGCGGCAACCAATACGATTACCGCCGCTGGGCCATGGAAATCGACGGCGTCAGCGCCGCCTACGTCTACCCGCTGCGACGCGGACCCGGCACCGTGGACGTGGTCATCACCGCCGACGGCAGCCTGCCCTCGGATAAAACGCTGGCCAAGGTGCAGGCCCATATCGAAGATTTGCGGCCCGTCACCGCCAAAAACTGCCTGGTGCTGGCGCCCACCCCGCGCCCGGTGGACATCGACGTGGCGCTGGATCTGGGCGGCATGGGCGCGGACGCCTTCACGCCGCTGCTGCAGCAAACGCTGCAAGCCTATTTCGCCGGCCTCGCGCCCGGCGAGCAGCTGGTCAAAAGCCGGATCGAGGCGATGATTTCCGACCTGCCCGGCGTGCAGGACCGCCAGCTCAACGCCCCGGCCGGCAACGTCAAACCGGTTTCCGACGCCAGCAAGGTGGAATGGCTGCGCCTGGGCCAACTGACGGTGAGGACGCTGAAATGATGCCGCAACCGCCCTACCAGGAATTGCTGGCCCGGCTGCTGCCGCCGGCCAGCTACCGCCCGGACGGCCCGCGGCTGCAAGCCGAACTGGCCAGCGAGGGCGCGGCGCTGGACCGCGCGCAAAGCTCTGCCCGCCAGCTGGCCGGCGCCGTCACGCCGCTGCAAGCCGAGGCGCTGCTGCCGGACTGGGAACGCGTCTGCGGCCTGACGCCGCCGCCCGGCGCGCCCTACCAGCAGCGCCAGCAGGCCGTGCTGGCCAAGCTGGCCGAAACCGGCGGCCTGTCCATCCCCTACTTCACCCGGCTGGCCGCCGGCATGGGTTACAAAATCCAGATCGCCGAGCCGCAGCCGTTCCGCGCCGGCGTCAACCGCGCCGGCCAGCAGCTGTGGAGCGAAGACATCCCTTGGGTGTGGCAGGTGACGGTGTTCGGCAGCAAGGTCCGTCCCTACCAGTTTCGCGCCGGCCAATCGCTGGCGGGCGAACGCCTCACCGCCTTCGGCGACCCCAGGCTGGAGGAAATGATCCAGGACCTCAAACCGGCCCACACCTTCGTTTACTTCGCCTACCGGCCGTAAGCCCGCGCTGCGCGCGTCCACTGCCCGCCCTTCTCCTCACCCGGCCCCGCCGCCAGCGGCACGCCGCCTCCCATCCATCTCTCAGGAGCGCCCATGCAAGACCCCATCAAACCCATTCCCACGCCGGACCAGAAATTCCACGACGGCAACCCCGCCACCGGCGAGCTCGGCACCATCGTCAGCGCCGACTGGCTGAACAATGTGCAATCCGCCCTCCAGGCCACCCAACAGGAAGTGCTGTCGGTGCTCAAGGACACCGGCCAGAACGCCGACCCGGCGCGCCAGGACCAGCTATTGCAGGCTGTGAAGAAAATCGCCTGGGGCGGCAACAACAAACCGACCACCCTGGCGGGGTATGGCATTACGGATGGTTTGACGCTGCGGCCCCAGCTCGGTGATAGGGTCGATTTGAACAACATCACGGACGACGGCCTGTACCACAACCCTGCCAACGCTTATGCCGCCAACGGTGCCAATTACCCGGTGCCGTACGCCGGCCTGCTGTTCGCTTTCTCCGATGGCGAGATGGTCTACCAGCAATATCAGTCCTTCAACAATGCCGGCTGCTGGTACCGCTGCCGCTACCGCGGCAACTGGACCCAATGGCAAAAACTAGCCGATGCCGCCACCACATTGGCCGGCTACGGCATCACCGACGGCGCCACCAAGGCCGAGCTGAAAGCGGCGGTGGATGGCCTGGTCAGCGGCGCGCCCGGCGCCCTGAACACGCTGCAGGAGCTGGCAGCGGCGCTGGGCAACGACAACAACTTCGCCGCCACCATCACCAACAAACTGGCCGGCAAGTCCAGCTCGCTGGCCGGCTACGGCATCAACACGTTGGCGCTGTCCACCGCGCAAACGTCGCAGATCTTCAAAACCACGCCCAACGTCTACGACAACAATCTCTACACCAATGGCACGCTGGAGCTGCGCTCCACCGGCACCGACTTCCCGTCACTGGGCCTACACCGTCCCGGCAACAGCGCGGTGGCGCTGGTGCACAAGAACTATGGCGACGATACCTTGATGCTGAAGGAAGCAGGCGGCGGCGAATATCGGGTGTGGCATTCCGGAAATGACAGCCAAATCATCAAGAAACGTCGCTACCGGATTCATGCTGATGACGGCACATCCCTCGATACCTCGATCTCCGCTGGCGAAATGGGCTTCAACTATGGGACTTCCAGCGGCGTCAATGGCCCGTTCATCGCCTTCGGCGGCCTAGGCGGCAGCATCGACTACTCCTGCCAGCTAACAGCCGATTACGGCAGTGGCAGTATCATGCGTTTTCGCACTCGTAACGACGATGCAAAGAAATGGAATGCTTGGCATACACTGGTACATGAGGACAGTCCCGCATTCCTAGCAAAGGCCGACAAAGCCTCCACACTAGCCGGCTATGGCATCACTGACGCGGCCAGCAAAAATGAAATGAATGCTGCGGTTGACGGCGTAATTTCCCCAAGAAATGCCGTGTTAACCACAGCGCAAACCACCGCCATCGTCAAAACCACACCCAACCAATATGACCCAAATATTTATGCCCGCGGCACCATGATGTTGCAGTCAACGGGAGATGACTTCCCATCGCTCGGCTTGCACCGTCCAGGAAAATCAGCCGTAGCGCTGGTCCATAAGAATTACGGCTCCGAAACCTTAGTACTCAAGGAAGCCTCTGGCGCAGAATACCGTGTTTGGCACTCCGGAAACTTCAATCCCGGCCCCTCCTTAGTACAAGATATCCGGCTGGGTGCCATGGAAAGCGTCATGATCTGGAATGGACCAGGTTACTCCGACACTGCTGGTTATGTCATAACAGGTGTGGTCAATGGCAATACCGACGCCTTCCCTGACGTGGTGCAACGCCGCCCATTGCAAAAACAGATCAACGGCACTTGGGAAGGTCTGAACAAGTCTCCAATCTTCCCGTAAACTGACTCCCCCTCAGTCAGATCCAGGACGCCAGCATGCGACAGCAGATGACCTTCACCGATCTCGAACTCGCCGCTAAGAAGAAGCGCACCCGCCGCGAAATCTTTCTGACAGAGATGGATCAGGTCATGCCTTGGGCGCAGCTCGAAGCCGTCATCGATCCAGTGTATCCCAAGCCTGGCAACGGTCGCCGCCCCTACCCGTTGTCCGCCATGCTGCGCGTCTACTGCCTGCAGCACTGGTACAGCCTGTCCGATCCCGCCATGGAAGAAAGCCTGTACGAGATCGCCTCCATGCGCCAGTTCGCCGGCCTCTCCCTGGACGCCGTCCCGGACGAAACCACCCTGCTGAACTTCCGCCATCTGCTGGAAAAGCACCAGCTGACCCACGCTCTGTTTACCGCCATCCACCAGCATCTCTGCGACAAAGGGCTGATGTTGAAGCAAGGCACCATCGTCGATGCCACCCTGATCCACGCGCCCAGCTCCACCAAAAACGCTCAGGGCGAGCGCGATCCGGACATGCATCAAACCAAGAAGGGCAATCAGTGGTACTTCGGCATGAAGGCCCATATCGGCGTCGACGCCCAGTCCGGCTTGGTGCATCACGTGGCCGGCACCCCCGCCAATGTGGCGGATGTCACGATGGTCGATCAGTTGTTGCACGGCGAGGAAATCGATGTGTTTGGCGACGCCGGCTTTGCTGGCGTGCACAAGCGAGCCGAACACCAATCGCGAGCGGTGCGTTGGTGGATTGCGATGAGGCCCGGCCAGCGCAAAGCGCTGACCGATTCAGCCGACGACCGGCAGATCCAGCTGGGCGAAATGGTCAAAGCCAAGATTCGGGCCAAAGTGGAGCATCCGTTTCGGGTCATCAAGCAGCAGTTTGGCTACCTGAAAACACGCTACCGCGGTTTGAAGAAGAACACCGCGCAACTGATGACGCTGTTTGGGCTGGCCAACATCTGGCTGGCGCGAAAGGCCTTGCTGGCGGCGAGTTAAAAGGCCGGATGACCGGAAGCACCCGGTCATCCTCATGGCGGGCGATCTGGAATTGGTGGGTGAAATGCAACCGAAGCCCCGCGAGAAATTGCATTTCTGTTTGCGTGGCAGGTTGTTCAGACCTTCCCTTGGTATACCATTTCCTCTATCTAAGGCGATTCCCATGAGACAGCTACTTAATCTGAAACAATATACCCCTGACAATGCGATGCCGAATACGCTGTATCTTCGTGATGGCAATGGGGAAGACTGGTATCAATCCCAAAAGAAATTCTCTCCCAGCACATTGAAAATAGTTTACGAAACCGATGGTTCCATTCGCTCTTTAGCGCAGGATATTTCAACGCTCTGGCCTTGTGGCGCATCCCTGGTTGAGCTGGATGTCAACAATGTGCCTACAGACTTGCTGGAACGACAATTTGATTATCGTTATATCGATGGCAAGATTGTTGAAAGATCGCTGAAAGAAATATCCACCCGAGAGGCTATCGCGATAGACAACATTGCTGCCCAGCTGTACAACGACTTGTCCCGATTTGACCAAGAGTACCAAATACGCGAAGTTGAGGCTAAAGAGTTGAAACAGTCCGGCTATAAGGCTACACCCGGAAATTACATGGCGACATACATCCAGGCAAGTGGCAAAACCATACAAGAGGCGTGTGAAACTGTACTGTCGAATGCCCAGGCACTGCGCGTACAAAAGGAACAACTGGCAACGGAACGAATGAGGAAACTGGAACTATTCAAGCAGCCTACACTTCAGAATGTGAAAAACCTCTCACTGGAAATCATTTCCAATCTTAAAAAGATCGCTATCGGAGCTTAGTAGCATCTAAAAACAGCCACTCCGAATCAGGAGTGGCTGTTTCCCTTTAGCACTGACATTCGTCCACTGAGCCGCCACGCCGGCTTCCCGCACAATCGCCGTCATTCCGAATCAGCGACATCTGTCATCGGCCCCGGCGGCCGATTTCTCATTACCAGCGGGAGGCGCTTTCCATGCAAGACCAGCTCAAACCCATCACCAGTCCGGACGGCCTGTTCCATGACGGCAACCCCGCCACCGGCGAACTCGGCACCATCGTCACCTCGGACTGGCTCAACGGCGTGCAATCCGCGGTGCAAACCACGCAGCAGGAACTGCTGTCCGTCATCAAGAGCAACGGCCAGAACCCTGACCCGGCGCGCAAGGATCAGCTGCTGCAAGCGGTGCAGAGCATCGCCTGGGGCGGCAATCAAAAGCCAACTACATTGGCGGGGTATGGCATTAACGATGGGGCGAGCAAGGCTGATCTACAAAGCGCAATCAGCAATCTGGTAGCCGGCGCGCCGGGCGCTTTGAACACCTTGCAGGAGCTGGCGGCAGCGCTGGGCAATGACGCCAACTTCGCGGCGTCGATCGCTAAACTGCTTGCCGGCAAGGCCGACAGGGCATCCACTCTGGCCGGGTATGGCATCAGCGATGGCGCGACTTCAACTCAAGTCAATGCCGCCGCTCCGGCTGGCATGGTGGCTTATTTCGCGATGAAGGATGCGCCGACCGGCTGGTTAATTGCCGATGGTTCAATGAAAAGCTGCAAAGACTATCCTGCTTTGTTCACTGCTATTGGGGCTATATTCGGTGGGGATGGCATAAAACAGTTCCAACTACCTAATTTACAAGGTGAATTCATTCGAGGTTGGGATAGAGGCCGTGGAGCCGACCCCGACTCCACGCGCGGTCTGGGTTCATTGCAAAACCATGACTTCTTAAGTCATAGTCATGCCAGCCCAACCACAAATGGCATCCCTACAACTCCCGGCAGAGAGGTTGGCACAAACATGGGAACAGGCATCGACTATGGCGATGGGGTCGGCCCCGTACCCACGGACAAGACCGGAGGAGCAGAAACTCGCCCCCGCAACATCGCCCTGCTCGCCTGCATCAAGTACTGA